ATTTGAGCTGTGGAAGGTAAACGCGGTTCTGAATGTCTCTTAAAATCTGTCTCAAATATTGACTTCAATCCAAAGGTTTCAGCTTGGTGGTTTACACTACTACACTAATTCTCTTAAGAAAAATAAAAAATGTATATATAACAGAGAACAGAGAAAAGTTTGAAACAAGTGTAAACCTGTAAACCGAGGACCAATTACTAGAGCCACAAGGGATAAGCCTATTTTTATTAGTGTAAACTAAGTGTAAACCTTAAGGCAAAATGACGGTGTTTCGACACGTGGATATAAGAAGAAGTAGAAGAAGGTGTGGTCACTGTGGGCAGAGCGTGGTCACTAAAAATGAGCTTAGTGACCACGTGCCCACGAGCACTTGAAGCGAAGAGCCACATAGCATAGAGGCAATTTTTGCTAGTGACCACAAGTGACCACATTCATGGGGTTAACTAATGACAGCAGAAGCCAAAATACAGAATGACATTCGAGTTGCTTTGTCGGCACACGGGTGCACAATCATTCGCACCAATAGCGGCAGTGTCAAAACTGTTGATGGCCGAATGTTCATAGCAGGGCCGCCAAAGGGCTGGCCAGACCTAACAGGATTTCGGCACAGTGATGGGCGGCTAATCTTAGTGGAAGTCAAGAATGAAACTGGTAGATTACGGCCAGATCAGAAACGTTTTGCAGAGTTTATTCAACGTTTCCCTGTGATCTACGGTGTATGCCGGTCGGCTGAGGAAGCCATAAAACTAATTGAGGAGTGACTTGAAATGATGAAAACACACAATACTTTAGACGACTTAAATAATCACTTATTCAGTGAGATGGAACGATTAAATAATGACACTCTAGAGGGTGAGCCACTAGAGCAAGAACTTCGACGGGCTGACGGAATTTCCAAAATTGCAACGCAAATCATCGGAAATGCTCGTACTATTCTAAGTGCTCAGGTTGCTTATCAGAATAATGAGTCCGCTGATCCAACAATGCCACGAGTGTTGCAAATGAATGAGGTGACTGAAAATGCAAAAGCACTTGACGGTGTACAACGCTGAATATTGGCGCCGCAACGCTTTGTTCACTCTGGAAGAAGAACACAGAGCCAAGCAAATCATTCCTGGACGAACATGGACTGAGGCAACAAAACAAATCAATTTTGAGTTCGAAATGAATCTGACTTCACGACAGGTTCGAAACTGGGGACATCGACACCATGTCTATGCTGCTGAAATCATCGATAATAGCGAGCCAGATGTCAAGATTGATCCAGTTAGAGAACAGCGGAATAAGCTTCTTAAAGTTAATCAAACTCTCAATCGGTTGAATTCTGGTATCAAAACACGACGGGTGAGGGGTTGGCGATATGTCTAGGCTCTTAGATGACAAGCAGCTTGAGACTTATAAAAACTTCGTGCCTGGTCACACGGCGGCAGAAATAGCAAATATGGTTCACGAGAACTGGGGCATCCAGTTAACAGTGCAGAAAGTTCATGCCTTAAACATCAGAAACAACATTAAATCAGGTTTATATCAAAAATATTTTGGCAAGGCAGATCCAAGAAGGTCATCTTCACATCACGACCTCCATAAAAGAATGGCGATTGGCACTGTTAAAAAGAACGAAACTCGTTCAAAGGATCGGCCAAATCGTGCGCCAATTGTGGTGGTGAAACAGTCCGAGAGAAAATGGAAGCCAAATCATAGACGGATTTGGGAAGAGGCGTATGGCCCAATTCCCCAAGGTTACAAAACTGTTTTTTTGGATGGCAACTCGTTGAATTTCAGCATTACCAATCTTGCACTCGTCACAGACGCAGAGTTTTTGATCATGAATGAGAAGCATCTAATTTCGTCCGATAAGCAAGTTACTCGTAGTGGTATAGAACTGGCTAGACTTCTGTCGAAGACGCATCAAATTAAACGAAGGAAGCGGAAAAATGAACGCAGCTAGAAGGTATCCGACGCCAAACGATCCATATGTCAATGACAAAGGACCGTGGGGGGTGAAGGTCGGTGAGATGTTTGTTAAGTGGGCAATGTGGGGATCATTGTTTCCCAAATTAGAAATGAAGAAGGTCGTGTTAGTTTCAAAGCCAAAGCCTCTGAATAACCATGATCAAGCAATTTATATTGCTCGAGCCATCGGCGGAAAAGTCATTAGACTGACGAATTATCTGGAGGTGGATTCATGAACCAAGCAACCTACCGTCATCTGCAACAAGTATTGAGAGATTATCCACATATTACTCAGTATGTGCGAGACCGTCGAGAAGCACTAATGTATGCCTGGCACGAGCAAGATGAGAATATAGGGGGTGGAAAAACTAATGGGATCAACAGTTCTGACGTGCTACCGATTCATTTAGCAAGTGACAAACGTTTATGGGTTTTGGAACAGCAAAAGGCAGCCGTTGAGCGAACCATTAATAAGTCTCCAACGTTAGCTACCGGGATTGTTTCAGAGCTGTATTTTAAAGATCGCCCAAGTCTTACAGTAAATGGGATTGCATTGAAGTTTCATGTCAGTGTTCGATCAGTTCAAAGGCTTCGAAGAAATTTCATGGAGACTTTAGCTGACGAGCTTGGATGGTGAAGTTGTCGCATTCCTGTCGCATATACCCTCTGTAATATTGTTATCATGGTAGTATCGAAAGGATAGGACATCGCAACAACGCAGCTGATTGATCTTATACCTTCTATATTTTGAGTCGGTCATGATGGCCGGCTCTTTTAATATGTCATTGGGAGGTGGATACGATGGCCATGGTACCACGAGAGATCAGCGAGCCGTTCTATCACAGTAAAGAGTGGAAGAAAACGCGTGCTGCCTACATTGCCAGTGTCGGTGGACTGTGTGAGCGCTGCTTGAAACGAGGTATAATCAAGCCCGGCTACATCGTCCACCACAAGCACTACATCACAGCAGACAACATCAATGACCCAAGCATCACGCTTAACTGGAACAACTTAGAGTATCTTTGCTTCGATTGTCACCAAGAGGAACACTTTGAGAAGATGGCAGCTGTTCGTTCTGACGTTATGTTTGATGCTCATGGTCAGTTAGTACCAGTTAGTCGGGCCCCCCTGCGAAGCCATAAGCAGCTGCTTAAAAAGGAACGGCATGCAACACACGAATAATACACAGGTTGTTTTTTCGTATGAGGGGGGGTAACAAATTTAAGGGGATGACGAAATTGAGCCTGAAAATGTCGATTGAAAAGCAGGATGTGGCCATTCAGCTCGAATATGAGCGGTTGCGTCAAACGTTATCCGGTATCTCAGCGGAGAAGTTGGCAGCGGCCGATAACTTGATCCAAAGATGTGCATTTATGACCATCACGCTGCAAATCTTGGAAGATGAAGTCAAATCTAAAGGGCCGACGATTCTCATGCACAATGGGAAGCAAACGATGCGTGTTGAGAATCCCGCCCAGAAATCATACAACACAATGATCAATCGATACACTGCCGCGATGGATAAGTTAATCAGTTTGCTACCGAGAGAATCCGCAATCATGCCTGCCGATCCCAGCAAAGAGAGCGACGATTTTGACGACTTTGTTGAGGAGCGAGGCGAATAGCAATGGCTGACATTCAGATCAAGATTCGTGTCGATCGACATGTCAGTTATCCACCCGATTACGATCCAATTACTCAATATTGGCAATCGTTTGTGCAGAATGGTGGTGATCAAGTTGTCGGCAAGAAAATCTACCGCACGTACAAGAAGCTCATCGCAGACATGCACAATGACAATAGTGAATGGTACTACTCAAATCGTCGTGGTAATCACGTGCTTGAATTTATCGAGAACTATTGCCGTCACAGCAAGGGACCAGCAGGCGGTAAGCACATTGTCCTAGAACTATGGGAGAAAGCACTGTTGGCAGCGTCTTTTGGATTCGTTGATGGTGCGGGTTTCCGAAAGTATCAGCGGGTTGTCCTAATTGTTGGTAAGAAGAACGGGAAGTCGCTGCTCGGTTCCGCTGTTGGGTTGTACATGCAGATTGCCGATGGTGAGGCTGGGCCTGAAGTGTACGCGGTGGCTACGAAGAAGGATCAGGCGAAGATCATTTGGAATGAAGCCAAGCGCATGGTCAGAAAATCTCCGACTTTGGCTAAGCGAATCAAAACGCATGTGGCTGATCTGTCTTCAGAAGATTACAACGACGGCGTCTTCAAGCCTCTGTCATCTGACAGCGATACGCTTGACGGCCTCAATTCTTCTTGCATCCTGATGGACGAAATTCACCAATGGAAGAACGGTGAGCCACTTTACAACATCATGGCCGATGGGATCACTGCACGGGATCAACCACTGATTTTCATCACATCCACCGCTGGCACGATCCGCGAAGATATTTATGATCAGATCTACGACGACGCTGAGATGACGATTGCAGGATATGATCAACCCGAAGGTTACAGGGATGAACGTTCATTGTTCTTCATCTACGAACTCGACAAACGTGCGGAATGGCGTGATGAGAAATGCTGGGTCAAGGCAAACCCTGGACTTGGCACGATCAAAAATAAGACCACATTGGCTGAACGTGTCGAAAAAGCCAAGGCAAATCACCGACTGGTTAAAAACCTAGTCTGCAAGGATTTTAATATCCGTGAGACAGCAACTGAGTCGTGGCTGACCTTTGATGAACTGAATAACGAGGCCACGTTTGACACGCTCAAACTCAAGCCGCGATATGGCATTGCTGGCGCTGACTTATCGCAGACGACTGACTTGACTTGTGCAACTGTCATCTTCCAGATACCTAATGATGATCACATCTACGTTAAGCAAATGTACTGGCTGCCGGAAGACACTCTTGAGCAGCGCGCACAGGAGGACAACATTCCTTATGCCACGTGGCGAGATCAAGGATTGTTGAGGACGAGCCAAGGTAATAAAGTCTATTATCGTGACATCATGGACTGGTTTGAGGAGCTTGAACAAGAATATGACATTTACCTGTTCAAAGGCGGTTATGACGCATGGTCAGCCACATACTTCGTCAAGGATCTTGAATTCCGATATGGTGAAAAGACTTTTGATGCAATTCCGCAAGGGGTGAAGACGTTATCAAGTCCCATGCATTCACTTGGTGCAGATCTTCGTTCAAAGCGAATTGTCTATAACAACAATCCAATCTTGAAATGGTGTCTGTCTAACACGACGATTGTGACTGACAGAAATGGAAATATCCAACCTGACAAGGACGGATTTACAATTCAAGTGCAACAAACTAGCCAAATAGAAAAGACTCATCGCCTGAGTCCTTGTAAAATGGA